CTTGCATCAACAATCGCCAATACATCGTCATCTGCCGCGCTTGTTAGGGCGGTTAATGCGGTAATTTTCTTGTTAGCCATTTAAAACCCCCATGCTTTCTTAATTTGTTTTGTGGTAAATTGTGATTGCCTCATAAACCTGGAGCCTTCTTGTTGCTCCAGTTTATAGTAGCCGCCCTTAACCTGTTCAGCTTGGGAAGGTATCTTTACTTGATTGGCGACAGTAAAACCCTCGTTGGCGATGCACCGTTTATAGTCCACCCCATCACGGGTTATACGGGTGGTCTTGGATGGAACAATATCCTCCACAACCTCCCCGCCTTCAGAGACAAAGGAATAGATTGGCATTTAATAGCCCTCTTCTTCGTCCTTCTCTGCGGCCATGGCGCGAAGCACATCCTCCTCGGAATCCTTCTCGATCTCCTTGTCGTCATGCTCCACATATTCCAGTGGTTCGCCGTTAGCCGTTTTCAAGTCAACATGGGCGTGGTCGCCATCAAGGCCAACCAGTTCCCCTTCAACATTTTCAAGGACAACCGAATCACCCACTTCAGGTGATAAATCCTCGCCCTCCTCTGAACCCGCAGCCAGTGCGGTCAATGGTACTTTAATCATTTCACAACCCTCCTCGTCTTTATTGGAACGACCGTGGTGAGGGGGTTTCCCCCCTCCCACGGCAATAATAAGGGTTACTCCACCTTTAGGTTTCATAACTTGATTAGCTGTTAGGCAGTGGAAGCCGTCTTGCTACGCATAACAACGTAGTAATTCGGATTCAGTCGCAACGCAGTCCAGAACGTCTTGAATGAACAAGTCGTTAGTTGGTTTAGCGGATCGGATTTGTCAGCCGTGTCAACAATCTCAACCTTGGGGCTGAACGGAGACTGACTTGATAAGTCAGGACAACCGTAAGCCTCGGAGCCGAGGAATGGTGTTGCATGAATGTCGTTGGTTGCGGCAGTACCGCCTCCACCAGACGCATCATAAACAAACCTGTCACCGTCAGTGCCAAGTGTGTCACCAGTGATGAACGGATTTGTGGTCATAATGAACTTCGCCCCGTAGAGGGAGCCAACTTCACCTTTATACAAGTCCTCAACATTACTGTATTGTGCAGCGTTTACCCAGGTAGTATCCACCATGATGTCACTAATCACCTGTGGGCTGGCCGCTGCAACATACATTCCGCCTCTGGCGGGTTGTGCGCGGTTCACCTTCAGTTGAGTAACAGCGTTCAGGACAGCCGCAGCATCAAGCAGGGTATCTGCCCCCGTGGTTGCCTCAAACGTGGTGTACTCGGCAGAGCCGGAACCCGAAGCCCATGTCTCCTTCGTTCCGTCAGCATACAACTCAACGAGTTCGTCGCTGTTATCCAGAACGTAGGTGGAATAGGTGTTTTCCATGGCATCCCCTGCCACGTTTGATCCCACAATCGTGTTGCGGGTGATGGTATCCATGTCTAGCGCGGCATCCTGTCCATTAGTCTTGATGCTCTGCGAAAGGCTATTGAATAAATCAGTAGCCGTCAGAATATCAGTCAACTGAATGACTTGTCCGCGTTGTGATAATGCTTTCTCCACTTTTGCAAGAGAGAGAGCGCGAGTTCCGCTAGGTGCAGTGCCTTCCGTTAATGCCTCAATGGCAGAAGTTGAAGGTGCGCCATAACGAAACATGGTAATCGCCTTGTGACCCGCCCTCGCAGGGAGGGGAGCCTTATTGGCGAACTGATCCAAAACCAGTGCTTGAACAGCATAGGACAACAGTTTCCTGCTGAAATAGTTCTGATACTGGTTGGACAGTGTAGTAGTGGTTGTTGTTGCCATACTTTCTAGTTCCTAAACAATCATTGACGTATCACAATGTGACACCGTAGGCATTAAAGATTGTCGTCATGGGCCATGGCAGCACGCAATAATGATTGCTTCTGCTCATCGTCGCTCATGTCGTCAAATGCTTTCTCACCATCCGGCTTCCCATTGCTGTATCCACCCGTGATTGATGTTTTCTTTTCCAGTTCGTTTAGTTTGTCAGAGAGTTCCTTGTTTTCAGCCTTCACCTTTGTAACCTGTTGAGCCTCCAGCTTGTCCTGTGCCGCCTTGACTGCGTGGCGCAGTCCCTCGGCACGGGGCGCATAGAGCAAGTCCGGATGCGACTTGATTACTTCATTGGCTGCGATGGTGAGTGGATGGGAGTCGTCACGCAGATCAGGAATCTCCTTGTAGAGTTGTTCCCGTCCCGCGTTCCATTCCTGCTGGGCTTGAGTTCTTAACCTTTCAGTCTGAACCTCTTTGCCTTTGCTTTCCAATTCCCCTGCCTTGGCCTTGGCGGCTTTGGCAAGGTCTGCATCACCTTCAGTCGTGAAGTTCTCGGCAGCTTCCTCGTAGTCCTTCGCCGTGTGACCGTGTTCATCACGGTAATCGGAGCCGGACTGCAACTTGGTGCGGAGGGTTTCAATCTCCGCCTTTTCCTTTGCAATCTCTTCCTTCTCGCGTTTGTTCTGTTCCTTCACCTCATTGGCTTCGGCCCAGGTTTTGTTCAAACGCTCACGGTTCTTGGCGTACTTACTCTTTGGCTTCTGCTCCGGTTCCGGAGTTTCGGCTTCTGTCAATGAACTCTCTTCGTTATCCGTATTGTCTGCTTCAAGCTCCGGTGGGGCTTCCGCTTCTTCCTCATTGTTTTCTTCAACCGGCGGAATCGCGTCCTCCTCTGGAGGCTCGATGACTACACTCGGTTCTTCACCCGCTTCCATCGCAGCGTCATACTGCGTGGCAGCGGCCAATAGTTGTTCAGCGGTTACTTCACTGGATTCTTCTGGCATACAATACTTCCCTATGATCGCTTAATCCTCGTTCTGTCCACGCAATCAAAAGACAGACCGTGCTGTGGGGTCTTCACTCATCGAACGTCCGACCCCGATTACATCCGATGGTAAATCTTCTTCCGGTTCCAAGTTGCGAGCCATTGACTCCACTGCATGAACCGTGGTTCTCATTCCGTTGGCGTACCCTGCCTCAAACGTCAACTGGTCGGTGTCACGTTGTGATACAACAGCCGCGTTTTGTCGCAACACCATGTTCAACATAATCCTCCGAAACCTACGCCCCGATCCGGACACCAGAAAGTTGCGTAGTGAATTAACATCACCAGCCTCCCATTCAGCTTCATCTATCCAAGGCAGACTCCGGCTTAACGCCCAAGCGGTCTTGATGAATCTTAAAATCCTCACACGACAACCTCCTCAACCGTCTCGGTTTCCTGCACCATTTCCTCCACGGGCGCAGGGGCCGGTGGGGCAGGGGGTTGGGGAGCAACTGCCTGTGCCATTTCCATGGTTTGCTGTTCCTGCACTTGTTGCTCTGATGGGATCATCCCAAGTGACTCAAGGTAGCCCTGAACATCCTTGCGGAGTGACCGCGCATTGTTCGTGTCCACCTGTTCCATGGCTGACAGTAACCCGTCCAAGCGTCCAATAATGGCTTGTTGTCCTTGTGGACTAATTTGCATCCCCGTTTGTCTGGCTTGTTCAAGGAACGCCATGATAACCCCGATGCGAGCCGGATAATCCAAGCCCTGTTGCACGGGGAACGGTTGGCCTATAATCAAAGCGGGGATAATCTTCTGTTCGTCTGCAACCTCATCACCCTGTTTCTGGTTCGGGTCTTGAACCAGACGCGGCAGTAATGACGGGTCTTCCAGTTCGATAATTGATTTGTCCAGTTCAACTTGGTTAATCCACGGGCTGTTCTGGAAAAGCATCTTTCTTTGCACCGCCTTGTTGAGCAGCATGGCTTTGCTTACCATGTCCATGCCTCCGCGTGGCTCAAGCTGGTATTCATCGTGCAATGCCGCAGGATCAATCGCCAGTGAGTCCTCAAGGAAACGGTACTGTAAATCTTTCTTGTCAAACTGGAGCAACAGGTTCCATGCCTGACGGAAACAATCCCCCAAGGCTTGCCTGAAAAGGCGCAGACGCAAGTCCATGTTTTGTTGGGCTTGAGCGTTAACCGACTCAATCTCCGTGGCCGTGCGGCGGTCTCTGTCTGCCATGATTCCGTAGTCCGGAACCGTTACGCGCTGTTCGGCAATCGACTGCGTTTGCGCCATCTCCTTGTCAAAATCAATGGGGGTACTGGGCATCTCTACCGGAGCAATTCCAAAGGGAAGAATCTGCCCAGGATTCAGCCGTAAATTGATGGAGTTGGGTAAATCACGCTCGGCCCTGAACAAAGGTTTGTTGAGCAGGGTGGATGCGTCCATTCGCTCGTTCCATGCCTTGGTCAGTGACTCCTCAAATGGTGCGAGCATTTCGCACACCCCGCGTGGAGAGAACCAACCACCGTCTGTGATCTCATATTTTGCAGAGGAGAAAGGAGGTTGGCCGTGGTCATAGGGAACCTTCATGGATTCCCTTAACTTCACATCGGGGGCTTGGGGAGAAAAGCAATCCATCTCCCACTCACCTTCCTCGTTGTGCTGGTAGACTTCCCAGACCACCACTTGATCCTTGTCCGGCGAGTAGGTTAAACCTTCCCGCAGGAGCTTGTCGTTCTTCAGTTCATTACTAATTCCTGAATCATCATCTTCACTCCCGACAATCCGGTTTATCACTGACTTGCTTGTGTCGTAGATTCCCGCTCGCTTGTAGCTTTCCAAGCTCATGGGAATTACCTGTGTAATGCGGTCTGCCCCGTCAATTTCCTTTGTCCACGGCGGCACAATAATGTGCATGGGATCAATGGCTTGAAACTCCACCTGTTTCTTGTCCGGATTCCAGATGGTCTTGATAACCCCGTGACCCCCGACAAGCATATGGTCAATCCAACTCATTACCTCCGTGGAGTAATTACTTTTCTCATGGAGCTTATAGGAAAACCATTGTTCTGCTGCGGTGGTAAACCCGCCCATCTGGCTTCGCATGGGAACAAAGGTGGCAAGCACATCCAACCCCATGGCTTGCTGAAAGAAAGCCGGTTTTAATTTGTTAACAGTGGTGTCAATCAGCGGGAAATGCATATCCGCTGCATTGGGCCATGGTTTGCTTTTACGCCGCAAACCGTCTGTCCTCATCCGATACCATAAACTCTGCCGTTTCTCCCAACGCGCTCGGCTTTTGATGTCGTCAATGATGAGGCTGTAAAGTTTCTGACTCATTTCTTTAAGGTGGGGTACGCTTTCCAGACAGCGCGTTTTATCCCTTCAGGATTCGGGGCATTATGCGCCAGTTTAATGGCTGATTTTGCGCGTTGCTTCGTGTTAATCGGGAAGCTCCCTTTAGGTGCGCCGCCACTGGGGCCAGCGAACTTCTTTACATTCGGGTATTCGCCCACATTGGAACCCCCCGCTTTCTTTCTGGCTTTCTGTTGTGCCTTGGTAAATTTACTCATCGGCCCCGTCTCCTTCCGCGCCGATCCCCCTTCGCGGGTTTCCCCTCCTTGATGTCCTTCTTGGTGGGCTTAATATGCCCGTATTTGTTTGGTTGTTTCATAAATTCAAATAAGTGGGTGACTCTGATTCATGCGGCGAATTGAAGTAATATCTCACCAAGACTGCCGTTGACGCGATCTCCACGCCCAACACATCGTCACTCACTAAAACCCCCTTAACACAATGTGACACGTTAACGCAATAGTTGGATAGACGATTTTTATTCAGAAAAGATTCAAGTATTCCGAAATTCCTCCAGTTTTTTACTTCGGAAACTGTCAAGGAGCCTATTACAGCTAATTACGTCCTCCTTTATCCGTCAGTAACTAATCTAGTTACGTCGGCATTTTTAGTAATCTAGTTACGTCGGCATTTTTAGGGGACGAAAACCCCTATTATACGCCCCTATCGTCAAGGGTTTTAATGGGCAAAAAACAGGGGTCTGGTTTTTTCCCATCTGTTTACGGGTTTAATGGCAGGGTGCCTGCCCAGTGTGGAAGAGCTTCAGGGTATTCATCATTTAACAGACACACACAGAGAGACACACACACTCACACCCCTAAAGGGTGTGTGTGAGTGTCTCGTGTCTCTTATGACGTGTATGACTCTCATGCGTGTAGGTCGTGTAAGTCTCCCTGTTGCTCTTGAGGATAACGGGCAATTCGTTGAAGATCAATTGGGGGGATTAACTCCGTAGGAGCGTATAACGACGAATAAGGCTCCCATGATCGACAAATCTCTTTGCCAATCAAAAAGCAGGGAAAATGATTGTCTAATACCCTGTGAACATACCCCCAGGTGCGATGTCGCTCTGGGCCATGGCGTCTGCTTCCTCGTATAACTGCGTCAGGGTGGGGCGTTGAAGTGCATCATACCTTTCCCAGCTACTTCCCAGACCGCCCCCACAACTTATCGCTCCCAGCACCGCGTCAGCCCTGTCGGGACTAGCCAACCCCCGCAGTCGCATCTTGTCTTTCGGTTCCAACCCCAACTTGCCTTGCCGGTTTACTTCCACCCGTCTGGTCACAAGCTGTTGATGAAGTTTCTTATCCTCCGGTAACACCACCTCTTTGCTCGCTATTGTCCTCGCTCCAGTGTGCCACATCTCCGCGCCCCTGTTCTGGTAACGCGGGTCAAAAGGTTTGCCCCCGAAGTTCACCCTGTGAATATCATACCCCGCATCCATCAACGCATCGCACAAAGGTAATCCTAATCCACCTTCATCCCCGTAAATCTCGTCCGGCACAAGTCCGTGCTTATCAAAAAGGTTTATCAGTTTTCCTATCGTCTTGTTCGTGTCCCGTTCCTTCCAAGTTTCCATCTCCGTGATCTCATTGCCTTTCCGCAAACAAAACACCGTCTCATCTCCCCCAGCAGCGAAGTCCACAAAAGCCACATTCATTCCCTCACTCCTTGGTGGGGGCTGGGAAAGGCACTCCTCAAGTTCTCGTAAACTCAAAACCACACCATCATCACTGTCATCCACGAACTCCCCGTAAATCATCGACCGGATCAACGGACTCTTCTCCCCATAAGTCGCTATCTGTTCCTCAATCCAGCCCTTCGTCAAATGTGGACAATCAAATGCCGTGACAGTAAACGTGTCCCACCTGTCTCTCTGCTTCGTAAAGGCTTCATAGAAAAACCCACTAGCCGCCCCAGGACTGCTCATCATCAATAACCGACTGGGTTGACACCGCTCAACAGCATGGAAGATCGCTTCATCCTGTATGCCTTTCGCTTCATCCACAATAAACATCAAATTCTCCGTCGGCCCTTGCCTATGCCAACCCTCCGCCTTGTGCGCGTCACTCGCACTAAACCCTATCGCCCTAGCTCCATTCACAAACCTTAAACCACTTTGTGTCACCTCAAATCCATCCCCATTCGTCATCTGATTCGTGAACCGCCTAATAGCAGGCCACAATGCCCCCTCAACCTGTCTAAACACTCCAGCAGTACAAACACACAAACTCTCCGGAAAGTTCACCACATGCCAAACCACGGCACTCGCAGCTATCATACTCGTCTTCCCCGACCCGTTAGCCGCCTTCAAAGCAACCCGACTCTCCCGATAGTTCAATGCCTTCAATACATCAAACTGCCAACCATACGGTTTCTCCCCCAACCACCGCTCCGGAAACCACTGCAAGTCATACGTCTTGCTCTGCTCCAAAGCCTTCTTGGAAACCCTTTTTGTTTTAGGTCTATTGGAAGAGGGGGGACTGTTACTGCTTCCGTCTGGCTGGGGGGTGGTGGTGGCCGGTGGTGGATCAGCTTGGACCTTGGGATTCTTGGAGGATTTAACAGGCATAATCTACACGCTAGTTTACATAGCTAGCAAGTTAGTCCTAGAATAACCCACAATTACAGGCATATTCTCAAACGTCTACTGACTTGCTGCCAGATTCTGCCGGTCGTTTGGCTTGTGCGGTCAAGACATTCTGGAGATTGATCGTGACTCCTGAACCTGAACTGGTTCTGGTTTGCTGTGCAAATTCCTGCGGGTAACACCTGTCCAAAATCCAGGCCGCTGCCAAAAACGTCTTTTGTGAGTGACCCTTAATGATGTCTAATAGTTCTTTTTTTCCTCTTTCCTTTGCTACGGAAAGAGTATTCGCAAGCTCTGTATCTTTCCTTATCATCCTGCTGAATGCAGCTTCGGAGATACCCAGGAGAGCAGCAACCCTTGACTGGGGAAACCCTACGGCCAAGGCGGATTTAGCATCATTCAACTGTTCATCAGTCAGGGTTAACGCGGCGGGTTTTCTCCCGCCTTTACGCTTGGCCATTTGCTTGGACACTGGTTTAACTATCTTGATTTGAGCCATGTGGAATAAGAGCTTTTGAGCTATATAGCTCTATAGGACTGGAGAATCAACCCATTTATTCAATTTAACTTGTGAATAAGATATCACCTTATATATAAATAGTTATTGACGTATTGCTTGCTAGGGTTTAGGTTCACTTCAGCCGGTCGGAATGGATCCGCTGGTTAATGAAAGACTAGGATTATATGATTACACCAAACGTAGTATTATCCCCTGAAGATATGCAGGATAATCTTGAAACCCTCATTGACAAAACCAGCGCAAACTTTGTCTTGAATTGTATTGTGCAAATTGCCCATGGCAAAGCAGACCACTTGCGGGAAAACTGGCAAGATGAAAACGCGGCCAAGCAATGGGAAAAACTAGCAAGCAAACTTGAAACCCTGGCAGACAAGCCAGAATTTGAAACACTCTAATAAAACCAAAACCAATAAAACTAGGATAAATAATGAAAATACCAAAAACGTGCAAACTTGAAAAAGTTGCGAGCAAAGATGAAAGCCGCGAGGCAATCAATTTAATTTTGATTGACCCCAAGGACTACAAAGGGGCGTTAAACCAGCACGGCAACAAACAGGCGCACGCCATTGCCACTAATGGCCGTATGCTAGCAATTGTGCCAGTGGATACCACCCCTGAAGATAAACTTGACGGGGAAAAGTTAATTGCCCCCAAGGCATTGACTGAAGCACGCAAGCAAGCCAAACGAGCTAATGAAAGCACAATTGGTTTGAACGGCGCGGCCAAGATGCCAAACGGGGAAGTCTATCCCATTAGGACTGATTTAACTTTTCCTAATTGGCGTGCTGTAATGCCTGAAGCAAGAAAGTATGGGCCGACCCCTGAATATATGACTGTCAGGATTGACGCAAAAGCCCTGTTTGAATTGTCGCAAGCTATTGGCGCAGTAAGTAACCAAGTAACCTTGCAAATTCCAACCAATGATCCTGCATCCCCAGTGATAATTGAAGAAAAGACCACGGGCGGGAAAGGCGTGTTAATGCCTTGCCGTCAGTATTAATCCCATTGTGCAATCACCAGGAACACTGGTGTTTGCCTTGTGTGATTAATAAACCTAGTCGGCAAAGTCCTTGGGAAGCCGGCTGACTAGGATAAGAACAACCGGCAAACGTGTTTGCGCACGCCCCAAGGAAGAAACTAGGATACCATGAGCAAAAAATATGTAAACGAAAAGGGCGAGCCAATTCTTGCCGCCCTTGAAACCCTTGCAACGATTCACAAGCCGGTAAAGGAAACCTATAACGGGTGGACTAATTGGGAAACTTGGCTTGTCTGGATGTGGATGGAGGAAAGCGAAGGAACCTACCTTTATTGGATGGAGTTTGCCGATGGAGCAACCGACCCCCAGGAATTGGGCAATCAAATCAATGAATCCTGGAAGGATCAATTACCGGAAAATGCGGGATTGTTTACCGACTTTGCTATTCAGGGATTGAAAGATGTGGATTGGCCTGAAATCGGGAAGGCCTTAATTGATCGGGCCAGTGAAAAGGGGGGCGAATAATGAACTACCGAAACAGTCAACGCGGGGAAGGTTGGCAATTGGATTGGCTAACTTGGGATTATCCTTACGCCTACGCGGAGCGCGTTGACGGTATCGGCGGAGTGCGTTGGGAAATTGTAAAGGTTGCACCCTACACGCGGGAAGGGATTAAAAGCCTAGTCCAATTGTGGGAGGATAACGGGCGCAAAGGCGCGGTTATTTATGACGGCCATAGAAGCGGTTTCCCCGTCCAATGGGTTTCGGACGCGCTCAAGGGGAAAGGAAAGCACACGCCTGACAAGCGGGAAGGGGCGTACTACGGTCAAGACAGGCTTGCTTTTGACCATAGCGAGAAAAACCCCTTTTTCGGGTTTGACCATGACGGTGACGGGAAAGGGATGCAGTTATGTTAACCCGCTTCCAAACCGTAACAGACCCCCGCGTAATCAAAGCGCGATTTATTAGCCGATGCCTAGAGACCGGCTACTCAATCCGGAGGGGCGAGCTTTGCGCCTATGACCCCCGCACAAGGGCCATTTACCATATTACAAGTCCAACTGGGCAACGGATCTTTCACCAGGAACCAGTTAGCCTTTAACCCAAACCAAAAACCAGTAAAATAAACCTTATGAAAACCAAAACTGAAATTGACGACGGCATTATATTTGTAGAAGTCCCTTCACAACGGCGAGCGCAAGCGTTCGCGTTCGGTTCTAGGCGTGAATTCATTGAGTGGGTCGAGGAAATATCGGCTTTTGAATTAGAAGAACCAAACCCAGACCTTGCAGACCGTCTAGAATGGATCGGCAGGGACTTACACTCCTACGAAGAACTCTCAAAAAGTGAGGCTTTAGAGTTTCTTGAAAAAGAAGAAACTCGCGGGCATCAGGCTATTGAAAAGCTAACAGAAGTCCGTAAAGCAGCAATTGAATTAGGCTGGATTGAACAGGACGAAGATTAACCCCTTTCCCCCTTCGGGGGGAATCCTAGTCGGGTCGGCTGCGCGAGCGGTCGGCCCTTTCTGGGTGAAAGGTGAAATCATGGAAAATTTAAGAAAATTTAATGCGACTGCCAAACACAAGGAATCCGCGAATATGAAAATATATTGCGATTGCGGGACGGCTGAATCATACAACATTGCTGCTGAAAACGGCTGGAGAATAGACATAAGTAAACCCCCTTTCACTCGTTACGTTTGTACGTTGTGCGCAGAAAGGAAAGGCTGAATAATGACAACCAAGAAAACTAACGCGGAAATAGAGCAAGTAGTGATTGATGGATTCCACGATTTACTTCGGCGGGACATTGAGGAATTGATTCTCGCGGGGAGATACGATGAAGCAATGATCGTGGGGAAACAAATCCTAGGCGCACCCGAAAAGGAAATTAAAAAGCTAATTGCAGTTGCTAAAACTAAAAGCAAAGAATAGCCCCTAAACGCCCCTCTAACGCTTCCAAGGTATATTGTGAAAACAAGAGAAGAACCGTACCCCCACGATCCCCCATGCTGCGAGGAATGCAGCACAGCGAATGCTCCGGTGTGGAAGAGTTGGGATGAGGCAAAGGAGAAGTGGTATTGCGAAATATGCGAACCGGTGGGCGGGTATGAGAATCAGCCATTTATTTGGCGGGAGGAATGGACGAGTGATGACATCCGCGAGATGGCGATTGCGCGTTTCGGGCGTATCTTTCGCGAGCGATTTGATGAGGCTAAAAAGCCGCGCACGCTTGACACGATTGGCGAAATGGAGATGGCTGCAATTGATGCGTTTTACCGCGCATTTGAGTTGCGGATGAAGCGAGCCAAGGCGTTGGCAAAACTAGGTCATGGGCCTGAAATCCCACCTGTTTCCTAAAAGCCCTTAAGCGCTCTCTAACGCATCCTAAATGCCCTCCCGCCACTGTATCACCAAGTGACACTTTAAACGCCGTGAGCAGGGCAAAGAAGGGCAAACAGGGCTACTCCTGTTTTACCTCTGCTTCCATAGTTAAGGCTTTGATAACCTCCTCTGGTTGGAATCGGTTGCTTGACATGACTTTTATCGCGGGGATCACCCCGCGTCTGCGTAGGTTTTGGACTGTTCGGGTGCTGCATTGGAGTATTGCAGCCATTTCGGTTGAGTCCACAAGTGGACTTGGTTGTTCTTCTGGTGTTTTCATATTAAAGTCGCATCTCATCAGCTATCCCACTGGCAAGCTCGCTCATCCCTTCTGAAACAGGTTCCTCGCGCTCGGGGGGAGTGAAGCCCATTAGCTGATGTTTGATCTCGCGCTCGCGGGAGCGAAGGCTACGGAGGGTTTCAGGATCATCGGGGGAACCCCAAGAGATGACTTCCTGCATGGCATTCCTTCCGGCTTTGTTCAGGATGGTTTTGATTTCTTCGACGATGAGAGCATGAGACTTTTCCATGCCTATCCGGTCAGCAGTGCTTAATTTTTTTGCAAGGGGGGTGGGGGGGTTATTTACTATACTTTGATTTACTTTATTAGCTTCAGCATTGCTACTATTTTGCTTCCCGTTTGCTTCCCTGTTTGCTAAAGCATTGCTATAGCGTTGCTTGTTCGCTTGTCCTCCTAATCTCCCTGCTTTTACGCGCTT